CAACTCACCATTGTTTATGAAGGGGTTCTTCACGCCTATACTGTATTCTGTAGACATACCACCAAAATTATTGTTATAAGCTGGCCTTCCCTCTGTTGTCATGTAACCAGATAGATCGCCAAGCACTAGCTTTTCTTGATTTTTCAAACTGTCGCTTAGTTGTCCCATTATCCCATCCACCCCCCAGTTGAGTAAGGCACAAGCCGTTTAGTTGGCTTGCTTGGTCTTTGCACCATCTTAGGAAACAAGTGAGTAAATCCCCACACTAAACTGTCAGCCCTATCGGGTGAACCATCCCCGTCATAACCCGCTGCCGTAAATTGACAAAGTTGATCCTCTAACTCAGGGAACGTGCCTACATGAGAAATTCTACCCAAGCTATATAAAGAACTGATTGGCTCGGCACGAATATGTTTGCCTCTGGTAGCTCTAACTTCCACAATAGGGATTCCCGGTCTGATACTTTCCAAAGTATGCCTAACCATATCCCCACCCTGATTAATCTCAATAACCACCGCATCTGCTTCCCATTTGTCGTAAACCGCTATTGCCCGATTAGCCCATTGGCTAGGTGTCCCCTGTTTAGATACATCATCAAGCACATACCCACGGCTGTCAGTCCCCAAGCCACATACAACAATTCCATGTTCGTTAGATTTAGCTTCGGACGAAATTGCCGGATCAACTGACACAACGATTCGCCCCATTTCTGGAACTTCGTCACGTCTGTTTTGATGAAATGTTTGACGATCCCATATAGCACCAATAGCTGTTGGCTCATACTCACCAAGCCAGATGTGAGCATACCGATCACGCTTTTGTTCTTTGTCGAATTTTCGTTCTTCATTTAATTCACTTGGAAAAAATTGATTTGAATCATAGTTAACTTTTTTAATGACTGCGTTCTTTGGTACTACTTCACCTCGGAATAACTTATCAATTGGGTCATTAGCGTTTCGAGGGTTCCAACTGGCCCAAATTTCGCTACCGGGTTGCCTGATTGTTGGTATCAACACTTCCAACGATCTCTGCGAAATTGTCTGTGCCTCTTCAATCCAACACCGATCAATTCCTTCCATACTTTTTATCTGATCCGTTGTAAGCTGCCCTAAACCTGCAAATAGAAATGTTGATCCGCCTTCGCCTCTTATCTCATTCTGCAAACTTGTAAAATGACTTTGCAAACCTAGTATCTTGATCTGATCGTCTAGCAGCAACTTCACTGAATCTTTAATCGATCTCTGAATCTCTCTAGCGCATAAAATCCTAATAGGCTTGTGCATCTTGTCAGCGTTGTATGCCTGACTGATTAATGCCTTGGCAAATGAATGAGACTTAGCTGATCCCCTACCACCGTGGTACGCCTTGTACCGATGCGGATAAAACAAATCCAAACGGTGCGGGAACTTCAACCGCAACTTCTTCAGTTAATGTCGATGGACTCATCACCCTCCGCTACAACGCCAACAATGTTTAAAACCTTAATAGGCTCTTCGCCTCCACTTATCTCTAACTTATCTTTGAACAACCCTAACGACTTGCCCAACATCTCAGACGATTTGATCTGATCTAATCTCTTAATGGATTGGAAGCCTTTACCATCTGCCGTAAACATACTCTTCACCTCAGACACGCAACGCTTTGCCCTATCACTCATCTCATCAAACGTTTTAGGCACTAAAGTTCCATCTGGCCCTTGGCTGTACATTTCATCCATCGGTGTATAAGTCAGGTCATGCCAAAACTGCAATAGATCATCACCTTTAATCTCTGTACGCTCTTGACGTTTCTTTGATGCCTTTTGTATAAACGCCTGTACGTTAGTATTAGTTAGGAGTTGGCAAGCACTTACCTTTGCACCGTTCTCGCTGTAACCAGCCCTTATATAAGCCTGTGTTGCGTTGAGATCGACAAGGTACTCACGGCAAAATGTTTTCTGTTTTTCGTTCAACTTACTCATGCTTCGTACTCACATAAAAAATATCGTAACTTTTGCAGTAATTGCATTTCTGAATCATCTGGAAACATTCCAGCAAAATCATTACTCACTTCAATAATATCCCCTTGAATCTCTGCATATCTCAGTTCGTAATCAATAAGACTAATCATGGAAATATTCACCTTCAGTCAGATTCAATCATTTTCTCCGTTGTAAAATCTTTATCACCCTTAGAGTCAATATATGAAGTTTCATAATCATCCAAACTACCTAACACCGATGGAATATCTGCTGATTTACAAACATCATTTGCATCGTAAATAATCTCTTTTGACTTTGTACGTTTCACAATTTTAATTATCTTTAATCCAGCCACTTTTTAAAAGGCTCTGATAGATTTCCATCTGCCCAGACAGGAGAGGAGGAGGAGGAAAACCCAAACAAACAAAAACCCATCAGAACCAATTTCTTAATAAGCATATTTTTTAACTACTTTTGGTTTTGGCTTCGTTGTTCTTTTAACTGGCTTTTTAGGTGGTCTGCCTCTTGTGCTTCCGTATGTCCCTTTACCTTTTGGCATTTGCGTTATCCTTTAAAAACTATCAAACATTTTATTAGCTCGCTTCTTAATGCCAGAAACAGCTTTAGGTTTAATTGGTTTAGGCTTTGGCTTTGGCTTGGCTTTTGCTTTTTTTGCCATTCTGTCGTTAATTATTCTAGTAGCTGACCTAACACCAGTTGCTCTCTTTGGTGCGTACTTTTTTGTTGCCATGTTATTTCCCTTTCCATTTCTCAATACCTTTTTCAACTGATCGGCCCATGATGTAACCACCTATGCCAAGCTTTAAAAGCTCCCACATCGAAGGAGGGATTTCCAAAGGTATGGCACTACCCCCGAACAGCGTTATATAAGGAAACAGGATGTAATTGTTAGCGATGATCGCAACAAAGCAAAGCATCGTTACAGGCCGCCAATTAGCTGCTATCCAGCTAGTACTCTTTGCCTCTGCAACGATAATATCTTTCTGGTAAGAAACAAACTTCACCTCATGCTCAAGCATCTGAGCTTTGATAGCTTGCTCAAGTTCGTTCTTCTTATCTTTGTCTTCTATGAATTTTCCAGCCAAAGATGTTATGCCTGAAACCATTCCGGTAAAATCAAACATAAGGATTTCCCAAATTTAAAGGTACACAACATAAATTTATTTGAGGTGGCACTGGCTTCCCAGATTCGTATGCCTTATCCATAATATTATTTGCTCTCTCTATACAATTTTCCTTGCTAGAAAAACTCTCAACCATATCCGCATAAACAATGTGAACTGGGTTTGTTAGCTGCAACGTAATAATCATTAAAATCCACATCACCAAAATACCTTCTTAGGTGTAAAGCCAGCATGAGGCCGATTTATTAGGATCAACATCAACGTGAATAAAACTTTGAGCAATGCCGAATCGATCAAATACTTTGGAAACGGCTGTCAGCAATTCTTTTCTGTAAAAAGAACTGTCGCACCTGATGTCGGCTGCATAACCTGTTAAGTGACTAGAACTTTCCTTGCTTCCTACAGACTTATTGTGAGCCGAGCATCGTACCCCACTATTTATAGTGATCGACTTCTCCAGCAAGTCTCGAACCTCTTGGACTCGTCTCGCTAAATCGTCTTTAACATCATCCTTGCCGCAGCAGGGACACGAAAATTCGTCCCTGAAGAAATTTTTAGATAATTGCTCACGTTCAACGTCCATAGCTGATTTTATCAATATAAGATGCACTCGCCTATAGTGAGCAGTCATGGTGAGCAGTCATGGTGAGCAGTCAATGAGGGTATGATCTTAAAAGTTTTTTAGGGGTTAAGATCTTAGGAGGGATTTAAAATGGTAACAAGTCTTGATTTGTGAAGATTGGCTTCACATTTTGTGAAAACTGGCTTCACAAATAAGTGTCACTCTGCATCTGGGTGGTACTTTTTCGGTGGGTCGCACTTTTAGAGGGCTTTAAATGGGGCTAAAACAGGTTTAGTGTCACTCAACTTTTTGAGGTGAGTGATACTTTATTTAGATATAAATTAATTTCACATTATCCTTGCATATATATACCTATAAATGTATATTAAGAACATGGAAATCAAGAACACAACTCAAACAGGGAGAGATGAGATGAGAGACAAAATCGAAATCAAGGTAGCTTACAAAAAAGAGGGCGAGTACAGGGTAGAAGAATATGTTGAGGGAGTCCTGAAAAATAGCGGAACAATAGCATTCAAGAAGTACAGCGATGCCAGAAGGAGCCAAAAAGTAGCTCAAAAATTCTACGATGAATTTCCTGAAGCATACACCGCTTAACCAACAGGGGGCTTCGGCCCCCGCAACTAGGAGAGATGAGATGAAATTAACAAAAAAAGAATTGGAAAAAGCGAGAGATGCTTTTTTTATTGGAGACATTGGAAGTAAAACAGAAACAGGATTTAAACTTTTACACAAAGATGAGGATACAATTAATATCATCGGTAAAGTTTTAACTGCTTTAGTAGACAAGGAGCTTGAACTGTTAAGAACAGATAAAAAATGATGAAAATTAAACTAACAACATTGCAATGCCTTCGATGCGAGCATCAGTGGATTCCACGATCCACCAAGCTCCCCAAGGTCTGCCCGAAATGCACCAGCCCATACTGGAACAAACCAGTTGAGCGATTAACTGTCAGTGAGGCATCAAAGAATCGGGGGAAATGATTTAGGTTTCTTTGAAAAATAATAATTTTCAGAAGGAATATATAAATACTGAGAGCCACGTTGCACCGACAACTCATGGGCAAACTCAATAAAGGTGAAGTTATTAGCCACCGCTTTTTCTATTGTTTTGCGCCAGATGTTATCTGCTGGTAAATGATCTATTGATAAAGTTACATTGATTTTAGGCTCCATTTTTTTAATCCCCCAGTACAGCTAAAATATCAGACTCATTCATCATCAAATATGGCTCACCTTCATAATTCATTTTCTCGCCTACGTTCTGCCCAAAATATATCTTGTCACCAACTTCAACCGTTTGAACATTATTTGCCCTAGCAACAACATGGCCTATGCCTGAAAAACTGCATACCTCGTAATGGTCTTTTACCTGATCTTGTTTCGGTAAGATAATACCGCCATCACTTTTTTCTTTTGCTGCTTCTTCTTTTACCAGCACTCTTGTTTTGACCATTCCTATTTTCATTTTTCCCCTTTTCACCAAAACATTATTAGATCCTTACCGTCCCTGACGATATGGCCCTGCAAAGTAATACGATATTCATCCGGCTTATACTCACGATAAGATGCAATCCGATGCGGAGTCATCCCACTATGCAAAATCAACTCACCAACCTTGTACCCAATATATTCATTCGACTCACCGCCAATTTTCATATCCATCCCACCGCCCCCGGTAGGCAACTCAATAGCTACAGTAAAGGCATGAGTGTCTTTATCGCCCATCCCCAGCGTTGTATGTGGGGCATCCAGATGCCAATTCCCTGCAACCGTTAACAACTTTTTATTAGATGGGAAAATATGGAAACCGGGGAGAGCAAGACTAGGATTGAACAACACCCACTCATCAAAGTAGTTTGACAACTGGCCTGAAACTTCTTGATACATTTTAAAAAACCAAAACAACATACCGGGGTTAAGTTGCTTTGCCCCGCTATAATATTTCTTAGTATTCCCATCTAAATAAGCAGATACCCCCAACGTGTAAAAAGGAAAGTCGTAACTCCTACTTTGCCACTTCCCACAATCTCGCAAGTGCTTGACCTCATCAGCGATTTCTCTGCAATCAATATCAAGAGGTATTCTATTCACCCTTTCTCTCCTGTGACTGGATTAAAATTCTGGTGATAAGTTTTAGCAATATCCTCTAGGGAAACATCTTTTTCATCTTGTTTTTCCCCGTAGTAATGCTCCTTCATCATTTCCAAACATTTAATTGCCTTGTTTAAATCATTGATCCCGTTTTTGTCTTGATGCCTCACAACGTATTTGATGACACTTCCAACATCCATTCCTAGCTGATTTTTTATGATGAAAGTCCAAGGGTCTATTTCATATTTTGCATAGTAAGAAGGCCGTATATCCGTACTTCCCCCTTTCCATTGATCGTTCAGCTTTTTGTCATAAAAACCATTTTTCATTCCCATTCAATTTTTCCATTAGAGTAAATAAATTGGGGCTAGTGCCTATTCCGCCCTGCCCCGTCAGGCGTAGATGAACCCGGCACATGGGTTAAAACATGAAGTATTTGATTTTTAAGGTAATAAGGAATAATCCTATTGACCTTTGAACTGTAAAGACGGCTCCACTACCAATTCATAATTTGTGTTAATCCAGTTCACGCCATCGCACTGACGGGTAGAAAGTTTAGAGTCTAAGAACTGGTTAAGACTATTAGCATTAAGGGTTCAGTCAGCCGCCCATATCCCCATACATTAAGCTGACCTCCCCCTTTTATTTTTCATGTAGTTGCTTGGGTAAACAATACTCAGATTCCCGCACTGATTGAGTTTTGTCGGTTTAGAAACGGGAATAGAAATCATGCTATCAATTAAGGATGTGGGTTTTACTTGTGGGGTATCAGTTCTGTTTGGTGATTTCATTCGCAATCACCTTGCCATTCTGTGCAGGTTTGCTCAGACTTGTAAGTTTCGCACCAGACCGTATTTTCTTCACCGGGGAGGCAATTCCAATATCGACATGATCCGCAAGTTCCAACTACATGAAGCTGATGGTCATAAGTTGAAATCTGTACGCCTTTAAAAATTCTCTCAAAATTAGACTTGATCCACTCTTTAAGTACCATGTCAGAAATACCCCCTTAAAATGGGCCGTCATATTTCTGACACCTTATCTATCTCATTGATTTTATAGCTTGTTACAGGATCGGCTAGACCAAAGTTGACGGCCTCTCACGCCGGAAACAGGGGTTCGATTCCCCTTGGGGCTATTTAAAATCAACGACTTAGAGGGGTGTCAAAAATACCCTCGGCCAAAAAGTACTACTTAAATGCTTCCATAACTGCCTGCTGTAACTTTTCTCGCTTAACTCTTGCATAGATTAGGGTGCTTCTAAAGTCAGAATGGCCTAGCAAATCTCGAACTGTTTCGAGACCCACTCCATTATTAATTGCGTGACACGCAAACCAATGCCGGAAGGAATGAAAACTGTGTTCTCGTAGGCCAGCCCGATTAAAAGCTCTGCCAACCTGAGCCCCTACATTCTTAGCACTCAAGTCGAACAAAAATCCATCTTCAGCAGCAGGCCAAACCTTGATTGACTTTAAAACCTTTTTCAGCTTTCCGCTTATCGGACACTGTAAAGGCTTCTTTGTCTTAGACTGCTTTACGTTTACCCAATTGCCAGCAAAGTCAATTTCGGATCGCTTTAACTCAAGGACATTCTTTAACCTCAATCCTGAATATGCGGAAATTAGACAAGGCACTCGATACTCTGGCATTACATAATTGTGGATAACATTCAGAATTTGGCTTTCCTCCAATATCTGATCCGCAGACCATTGTTTCCCTCTGTTCTTGTACTTCACCTTCGGCAATATAAAAGTAGGCTCATGTTGCTGCATGATTCTCTCAAAACATTTCAGAATCTTCTTTGCAGAAGAAACTGGTTTGTCTATGTGAGAATTTACAAAATCATCAACATCAACTTGGGCCACTGTCAATTTACCAATTGCCGGAAGGATGTGGCATCGTATAACTGACCGTTCTCTTTCGCTTGCCGTTGGCCTGTACCGTTTAATGAGCGTGAGGATTTTGACATTCTTGCGAACGCTCCTCTGCTCAAGTTCACTTCTCAAACCCTCCAATAAAGTTTTAAGCTTCCTAGACATAATCTTGCTCTCCCCGCTTAAAAGCTGGTCAAGCCGTCCTGTAACAGAATTGGATTGTATCACAATATTATTAGCCTTTACTTTTCAAACCTTTAGAACAAAAGAAATAAAATTATGATCGACTTTTCTGATACAACCCAATTTCCAACTTTTTTAAATCACCTGACCCTTCAAGTTTTATTAAAGCAGTGGAACACGCAGAATGAGATCGGTCAGCATCCATCCCCGGTGCGTAATTAAAAATAAACCTAGAAATATCACGCTCCCTAAAAGAAACCACTTTAATTAAATGAACAGCTTGCCGACAAGCATCCATCACACTCATCCCCCTAAATTCTTTATTTAAAAAAATCCTTGGAGATTTTAATGGTTCTTTTCTATGCACACGCTTTTTCATTTTACGAGTTGGAACGCCCTCACCAGATTTAGGCAATGAAAATCGGGGATAAGATTTATTTTGGGCAGGTTGTACTTTTTCTACAATCTCCCACGGTTCGGGGGCAAGTGTATCTCTAGCAGCCTCCAGCTTTTTTTTCTTAGCAGCAATTCGTGCTTGGATTTCTATTAATTCTTTAAGTTCCTCATCAATCCCTTCAATAATCTGTTTTTGTCTTTCCCAAATATTCATTGCCTCTCCTTTAGTTAGTTTCAATTCCCAAATAATCAATAATCACATCTCTAGCTATTTGGAATGTTAAGCAAGTAGCCGTTTGATAGCCCTCTGCATCCATTGCTTCCTTAAATTCCTTCTGCTCTTTTGTTAAAGTATTCTTGCCAAACTTCATCTCAATAAAAAGACCGGGAAGCATCTTCCCTTCATACGTTTCACGAATCACCGGGAGCAAAATGTCATGCACCCCTTTTTTCACACCTTCCGCTTTTAATTTTCTTGCCACCGAAATGTGACGATGACCGCCATTAGCAATGCTGAACATCCACTTCAACTGGGGGTGTCGGTCTTCCAATGACCTCGCCCAATTAAATAACTTCACCTGTTCGTCATGCTCACTCATAATTTTTTCATCCTATTAATTGGAATGTGGATAACAGGCTCAATATCTTCAGCGTCCTTCCTGTCGGTTCTTCCACCCAATTCAATAGCAAACCGATCACCATCTTTATACTTATAGAAAAAACATCCATCATTAAACTGCACAGCAAAAATGAACTTCAAACCGTTCACTTTAAAAAATTCAACGCCTCGATTATATTTAGCAAGAGACAAAATCAAAGTCGGGTAGGTGTCGTGATTGTTATTTCTTTTCTTCACCTCTACAACAGCCACAGCCTTCTTATTTCTAAACGCAATAAAATCTATAAAATATTTCATGCTCAATTTTCTTAATGACAAATTACAAACAGACTGAATTACTTCAGAGATAGATTTTTCATTATCTAAATCGTATTGCGTTTCATATATTTTTCTCAAACTAAACTCCCCTTAAACATCCCTAAACCCTGCAATAAAAACTGGTGTTACAATTCGTTTAGTTAAATGGCATTGCCGTTTTTCACATTCTAATAATATTTTCTTTTTCTTTAATCCGTGAACACGCCCTGATACGCTGTTAATTCCAAAGCCTGTAACTTTCGCAATTTCCTGCAACGTCAACGGCTCCCCATGTTGTGCAAGATGATCGTATATGCTTCGCTCTTGCATCCCCATTTTCCCAGAGCTAACTAATTCCCGAAAAGCTTTTAAGCTTGATCCCCTAATTTTCCCTTCAATTATTTTATCCATGTCGATTCTCCGTTTGGATTAATCTCGTCTGCCGTATTTCTTATCTGTCCCTCTGCATTTCGTGCAGGTTTTAATTTTTTCCCGATGAGTTCGGAACGATCTACCACAAACACAATATTGTCGTACCAATTTTAAGTTTGTTGACTTGCATGGGTTGGCGCAGAAAATTTGTTGCGGAACTCTTGTTTCAAAAATATTTTTACAACAAATACATTCTTTTTTAATTGATGATTTTTTTTTCAAATCTTTGTTAGCAAGGTATGCACAACTTGTATTTCGCATCATCATATTTTTAGAGCAGTACATTTGATTCTTCTTCATCGATTGAAATTCTTTTTTACAAAATTTGCATACAGACGTAAAAGTCTTTTTAAACATTCGAGTGTTTGCATAGTTCGCCAACCCTTCACGTTCATCCCGTTCTATAATTAACTGCTCCGGGTTGATTGTAGAGTGATGCCGCATCACCCCAGACTGATCCGGCTTTGATACTTTTACTTCCCACATAAAAATCCTTTTATTTAATTAACATTCCGTTAAATATTTTTTTTGCATCGTTGATGATCTTTAATTCATCAAGATCAACCTTGCCAATCAACGCAATTTCTTTTGGTGAATATTTTGTCAACTCTGCGTCTGGCACTCGTATCATGTTATTTTTCACCAGATAAAAATTTGCCATGTCTTTTGGTTTAATCTCAATCCATCCACGTTTTATAAAATTCTTTGTTGCCTGTTCTTTAGTCATGGACAAACCTCGTAACAGGTGAGTGGTAAGTGCCTGATGCGTAGTCGTACCCCAACTGCACATAACCCAAGCCACCCATGTCTTTATCTTTTATTTTGGTGACATTAATATCCACCTCACCATCCTCATCCAGATGCCCGTACTTGGGACGATGCACCGAGTAGGTGACATCTGGCTTATTACGGAAAGCCGCAGAGCCAGCCACAGACCATGAGCTAGGAGCCTTCCCCTCATCCTCTCGGCTCGGCTTTGTCGGGTGCGCCACAACGATAACAGTCACGCAGTACTGCCTTGCTACTCTGCGTATCTGCCCCAAGGCCGCATTGATCCACTCTGTTTCAGATAAGCCCCCACGCACTGAATGATCCAACTCATTCCAAGGATCACAGAGAAAAAATCTGATCCCCTTTTTGACCGCCAATGCTTTTATAGAATTACAAATATCATCAACGGTGGGGGTGGAGTCCTCTAGGTACTGGAAGAAAAAATTATCATGCAACCACTGGTGGCACGCCTCAACCTGATCCTCACAAAGCTCTTTAGCGTTGAGGCCATAAAATTTTTCCATACACTTTTTCATCAAACGGGGTAATGGAAATTCTTCTGGTGAAAAAATGCCAACCTTGCGGTTTGCTTTTGCTTGCCTGACTAAAATATCTAAAGCAAAGTCAGACTTGCCCGATCCGGGGTAGCCAGTTCCTACAACCAACTCCCCAACCTCTGGCGCAAACTTCCAATAAGGGTCTAGCGATGGAATCCCCGTTGACCAGCCCTCTTTTGCGCCATGCTTCCAATACGATATAAGATCAACATCTTTGGCAAAGACGATCCCATCAATCGGAAATTCTTTAGCATCAGCAATAAGAGCCAAAACTTTATCTTTGCCATGTTTAAGTAAAACGTCATTCGCATCCTTGCAGTCTTTAGTTGTCTCAACATAATATGCCCTCTCATATCCAACCCGTTTGGCAAGCTCTTGTCTTGCCGAGTAACCATCGGAGTCGTTATCAGTCCAGATGATGATGCGCTCAACCTCTTTTAATCTTGCCTCTACGTTCTCCCAGAACTTAAACTCTTTTGCCCCGTTAGGTAGCGAGACAACCGATTTATAGCCAGCCTCATAAACGGCAACGGCATCTGCCTCACCCTCTACAAAAACAAGCTCATCGTTCTGGATGTTGTCGTACAGATAAACGCATTTCTCTGCGTTCTTGCACTGTTGGAATTTTTTGTCTTTTGATCGGTACTTGATATTTATTAGTTCACCGTTTTTAAAGTACGGGAACATAATCGAACTCTTGCCCTTATCGAAACCGATCTTTAAATCTTCTAGGGTTTGTTTTGAAATTCCCCTAGCTGCAAAATAAGATATAGCCGTGTCTGGTAACACGGTCTGAACAAATTGAGGTCTATCATAAATTTGTGCCTCCCTTTTAATCTGCACAACCGGAGTAGACAGTCGTTGCTCATCCTTTAACCCACCATGCCATTCACAATGCTGGCAATACCATTGCCCTGTGTCTGTGTTAATCGATAAATCTTTTTTGCCTTGGTTCTCTCTTTTTCTGCTGGGGGTACACTCAGGGCATCGCACTTTTTGTTGACCTGAACCTGATACCTCAATCCCATAATCTAAAAATGACTCCCTCATATCCTCACTTCCCCTCTTTGGTTTGGGTTGTCATTTTTTCGTGGGGCAATATCGCTAACCACAATATCTCGCCAGTTGCGGAAAAATGTTTCCCCATATTGCAAGTAACCAACCTCGCTGACGCTTGCCGTATACTCATCCATTTTTTTTAAAAAGTTTTCTACGCCCTGATCGCCTTGAGGCCAAACTGCTTTTTTAAATTCAGCCAACGCCTTTTTCTTATTTCCAGCTTTTCTTGGATATTTTGCCCAACACTTTTCAAAAGAAATCTCACATTCGCTTGGTGTATGTTCTTCTTCTTCTTTCTTCTCCTTCTTCTTCTTCTTCTTGGGTTGAAGTAACTTTGAAGTCACTTTAAAGTTGTAGGAGTGGTTATCCTTTATTTCCAATATCTTAGGAAAATTAAAGTTAAAGTTTTCTGAGGAAAAGTTAGACTTTTCTTTAGGTTTTGTTAGGGTTTTGTCAGGGTTTTGTTGAGGTTTTGTTGAGGTTTTGTCGAAGAAAAGTTTACCTTTGCTCTGACAAAACTCTAAAATCTCATTAATTTTAATCGGTGAAATATGGAACTTTTCTTTCAAATATCGCCCTAGAAAAGTTGCTTGCCCGGTTATTTCATTTTTATTTTCTCGGCAAATTAAGCTGATAACTCCGAAATAAACCATGTAACCATTCGCCCCAAATTCGTAAATTAATTCTTGTATAAATGGATCGTCTAAATG